TACTACACCTGTTACCGAAGGAAGTGCAAAATTGAACGTTGGTACAATGCCAGTCAGTGATAGCTTACTGGATACAAGCCCTAAGTTATTGTATGCCTCTACCGCAAAGTCATAACTTGCAGTATCAGACAATCCAAACAGTTCATAATCCAGCTTCTGTACGCCTGTCTGCCCCGCATAGGTCCATGTACCGGAACCATTCAGACGGTAGTAGACATAGTACCCTCGCAGATAAGGATCGGCTGATGCCACCCAGGTAAGATCAACGATTGAACCAGACGTGGTATTACCCTTGCGTACTGCCTGTAGGTTCGATGGCGGTAATACCTGTAGTTCAGGGAAGTCGATTACCCCACCTGGCGACCATACACCCGGATCAATGCCATCATACATGGCATCTGGTGCCTCTACTGCCGTGATGGTTACATAACCTACGTTTTCCTGATCGGTACTGATATCTTTGTTCAGTACCTTGAATTTGCCCGATATAGCCAGCTCTTTATTACTGACATTAATCGCATCCCATACTTTTAGATCCCAGCCTTCAGACGTGGTGAAGCTGATTGTACGCAGAGCGTACTTAGCCTTAAGTACATCCACATTTGCCATTTTTGCGATAACATCTTGATCATATGACCAAGAGTAATCGCGTGATAGTGCTATGACCTGTCCATCCTTCTGGACTGCTTCATCAATGGTAATATCTGAAGGAATACGTACCACATCCGTGGTGTACATCGATTCAGGGTTAGTGAACTTGCAGTCAACTACGTTAAAATAGTCAGTACCGCCAGAAGTGGAAACCTGTACCGCCCCAACCATGTTACGCTCATCAAATGACGCTACGGATACGGTTTTGCGGTCTGTGGTAATACAAATCTGCCCTGCATGTACATACATGATACCGCCAAATGACTGACAAATGTTCTCAATATTCTCTTTAAAAGTACTTTGATAACTGATTGCTCCATTTGCATAGTATTCAAATGCGTCACAATATGCGGCTGTTTCTGCAAATGTATCAGTATTAATCAATGCGGGAGC